GCCGAAGGCCTCGTCATCCCGCAAGGCGTCACCACGCTCGACCTGGGCAGCTTGACCAGCGCCGAAGGCCTCGTCATCCCGCAAGGCGTCACCACGCTCTACCTGAGCAGCTTGACCAGCGCCGAAGGCCTCGTCATCCCGCAAGGCGTCACCTGGCTCTACCTGAGAAGCTTGACCAGCGCCGAAGGCCTCGTCATCCCGCAAGGCGTCACCTGGCTCGACCTGAGCAGCTTGACCAGCGCCGAAGGCCTCGTCATCCCGCAAGGCGTCACTACGCTCTACCTGCCGTCAAAAATCAGAGCAATATTGGCCGCGAGATAGTAACCACTGTTCGGCGCGTTCTCTCGGGCGCGCCGGAGCAAACCATCAGCATACGCAGTACCGGAGGATCAAATGAAGAAAACGATCTTCATACCTCAGTTGGAAGCGAAAGAAGTCGTACCGATCTTGAAGTCTCACGGATATAAATTACCAGGAAACGTCGAGCGGAGGAGCGTGGCTCGGTGGTATCACGGAATTTACTACGGCTATGGAAATAAGAACTCTTGGTTCCCACTGAACTCAATGGGAGGAATTGCGACGAAGGCGTTTTATGGTCTAACGGTAGACTTTCCAGACCCTATAAACGATGAACTTTGCGCACTTCTTCTCAAGAAGAGATCCCTTGGTAATTTTTACAAGCGCTGATCACCGTATCGTGCTGTACGCGTAGCCTAACCATCCCGCAAAGCGCGGGAACGGCTAGGAGGCCAGAAATATGCTGAATCCAGCACGCTTGCTCGATGAGATCTTTAATGCCTCAACTATGCCGGATGATCCGCTGGCGGTGGCCTTGGCGAAGCAGTACGACTTTGCGTGCTCTGTTCACGACGAGTGGCGTAAGTTTGAGTCCGCGCATTGGCTTGCGCAGGCCAAAGAGTTTTCACGGTTACACACAAACTGAGGAGATTTTGAATGTACCCATTGCAATGGCAGGATTATGTGTGGATTGGTGGATTTTTGGTTGCTGTTTTGGCGCTGTGCCTGTATTGGCGTGGAAAAGTCCGCCGGTGGGTCGAGGAAGACCAGCTGGAACGCGAGCAGCGGCACCAGAAAGAGGCGCTTGCTATCGCCTACGCGCCAACGCCCATCGTTGCCGCTCCAGAGGCACGGCACCCCCTCGATGCCGTGCCGTACCCTATCAAGCCTTCAGACACTCAGCGTCCCAAGGCTTGAGCTAGTTCATGAAACCTAATCAAAAAGGCTTGCTCCGCAACCACCGGGTTCATTGCCTCGAGTTTTGTTTTAGGAAGAAGAATCGATCCTTGACCAGCCCAGGGAGCAGGCGGCGGAGCCATCAGGTCACGCTGCTCCCAGTGAAGCATGAAGGCGTCAGTCTTTTTGACGTCCTCTGGCATCGGCCACGGAAGGCCAAATCTGTCCGCAATCACCTTCATCAAGCGATCTTCGATTACCTGATAGGCTGAGCCCATCTCTGAGGCGTGCTTCACGGGTGTTGGTAGGTCCACCAGATACGCCTCGGGCGCGTCGTGCAGAAGACCCCAAGGCGCGTTTTCTTGGTTGCAGACGTTCGACGTGTGCCAGGAGTGCTCGGCCACTGAGTAGAAGGTCTTGCAGTGGCCGGCGAACCGGCACTGTTGAGACAGGGCATGAGCGATGTCTACGATATCAATCTCGTCAGCACGTGGATCAATCGGCCAAAACTGGCGGCCCGTGTAGGTCTGCATCCAGTCACCCTTACGCGTCATTGATTTACCTCCGGGAATTGTTTGTACTTGACGCCGTCCAGCAGAAAGCCAGAGGATTTCTTGCCGCACTTCAAATACTTATGATCATCGACCTCGCGGACATGAGGTCCTTGAGAATCGTCCGTAACTGGCAACCACTCACCCCAGCTTTTGAAAAAGAACGGTACGCCGGCAGCCTCGCACTGATCCCAGAGCCCTCGCGCCCGGTCCGGGTGCATCGGCCGCGCGCCGGGTCCGCTCTCGCCGCCAGCGATCACCCAGTTGATCCGCTTTCCGTGAATGGTCGTCGAACTGACCGATCCGCATCCAGGAAGTCTCATATCGCCGGTTAAAGAGTTTTTAGTTCCACTTCCGCAGTCGAAAGCGCTTGTCTCGATCTGTGTAAGATCTACAGCGCCAAGCAGCGGTTCGCAGCTCACAAACCGCACCTCCGCCGGCGTCTGAAGTAGAAGCGGAATGCGCTCGTCCGCCGCCGCCTGATTCTCCACGCTCACGCCCAGCCACACATTGGGCAGTGTCCACCAACCATTTCCTGAACTGCGATGATGCGCCATGGTCTCCGACATTCGGGAGAAGTTTTCACTGATCGACGTAGCCGCGTTGTAAACGGAGATATTCCTCCCTGAAGCGGAGAGATACGCCAGCATCCGCTCCGGCCGCTTGGTTAGCACCTGGAAGATGTGCTGCGGGCACAGAGCCATCACCGCGAAAATCCGATCTCGCATCTCGTTCGTCACGTTCTCGTGAAACAGGTCACTCATCGAGTTCACGAAGATGCGGCGCGGGCGCGTGATTTTTTCAGGGCAATTCAGCATCAAGTGATCCGCCCCACAGGAAGCGCAGGATAGATGCACAGGCCCCCACTTCAGCGGGTCCAGCAGATGATTCTCGACAAGCTCGACGTTGCCATTCCAAAGCGTAGTCAGCATTCCGGTGCGCATAACACTCTCATACGGCTGGCCCGGCCCACAGAACCGCGCCGCCATTTTCTCGGCGTAGCAGCTGCGGCAACCCTCACTCACATGGTTGCATCCGCGCAGCGGGTTCCACGTGCTGTCCGTCCAGTCAATCTTCGTCTTTTCTCCCATAAATCCTCCGAGACGGGTATTTACTGTCTAAAAGATCATTTAAATACCCGTAGTAGTAGCAGTTGTCTGTGGAAAAGTGGATAAATCAACCAACAAGTTTTGTTTCTGTGTGTTGCAAGCACTCATCCTGTGAATATTTCTGTGAATCGTTTTGTGGATAATTGCAAAAACCGGTTGAAATCTTCAATTTGTGACATTGTTTTGAACATTTTCCACAGCCTTATTTTTAACCCCTGTGGAAAACGTGCAAAAGTGGAAACCAATACAGATAAACTCAACTCGTGGAAGTTGTTAGATCGCCCCTGTTTTTCATAACTCCTTGATCTGGAACTACTCGCGATGCTGCGTCGATGGTCCTCAAAACCCCAAGCTCTCGCTCGTAACGAACCCGCATTTCGGTGGGCATATGCCAGCCGTTTTTCTCTCGCGATGGTTTTAGGTTGTCTTCCAAGTCAGCAATCTTGATGACCCGGGCCGGTGCCGCATGACTCAGTTCTTCGATGTATTCGTTGTAGCTCTGGCCTTTAGATCGGGTAAGGATTCTAACAAGAGAGAGAAGGTTTTCTCCGAAATATGATCGAATCTCCCCTTCGGTTGTTGCAAGCATAAGCGGGTCGACGTCCTCAAGCGTGTCGTGAAGCAGTGCCGCAATGCGCAGAAATGGTGACGTCATGCGCTGGGCAACCCGGATTGGATGCAAAATGTACGGCTCGCCGTCCTTGTCCTTCTGACTATGGTGAACCTGAAGAGCAAGCGAAAGCGCTGTGTCAAAGTCCAATTTCTCGCGTGGATCAAAAATCAAGGCATACCTCCTCTAAAACGTGGTGTTGACGGTTGATGCGGATACCAGCTTCTCTCATCATCCGCGTGATCGTGTTGCGGTGGACGCCCAGCAAGTGCGCGGCGGCTTCGCAGTTTAGCTTGCTCTCAACCAGCGCCACAATCAAAAGCTCACGGCGCCAGGCGTATTCCATATCCCCCAAAGAAAGACCCATATCAAAGCCAGTGCGCGCCGAATCTTGCAGGCGTCCCGTTAATCGGTCATTAGTAAAGAACCTTGTGTCAATCATTGCCGGCATTGGTTAGACCCTCCAGAGCCGTCATGCGATCGTGGCGCACGTCGCTGTAGCTCTTCCATCCCGCCTCAGTGAATTCGCGGCTGTAGACCTCTCCGCGGGGCTTGATGGGTAGCCAGTTCTCGTCGCAGAAAAGCCGGTAGTGCCACACGTCAAACTTCTTGCCGTGTTCGGTCACGGGCGGCTCGCACCAGAGCAGCTTCTTTTGCGCGCCAAAGAAACAGTCAAGCCACTTTTCGGTGACTTTCGCGTCCTTCGGCAGACATTGGCGCATACCGCCGTAGTGCTCTGACTCAAAGCTGGTTTCGTGAAAGCTCAGGCTTAGATGTCGGCAGCGTTCATAGTCGGGGTTTTTCCACCAGCCGGACGAGTGCATCCCCTCGTCCCGGCTGAAGAGTAGCAGTGTTCCGGTCGGCGCGTGAAAGCCGCGGGCGAAGGTCTTGTAGCAGTGGCCGTTCGGCGTGGCGACCTGCATGGAGCGCATCGGCTTGCCGTTGAAGAGGATCAGTGTGGTGGCCACGGCCTGCATCATCCAGGTGCCGTCAAAGTAGATGCAGGGGCCACCGTCTCCCATCACCATCAGTTGTAAGTTTTTGTTCAACGACTGCCCCGCTTTCTCTTTGACTGGCATATCTCTGTGATCTTGATGCCGTGAATCCATAACATCAGCTTGCGCTTGATGACGTATTCCTTGGTGCGGTGGCCCTTGGTGTCCTCAACCACCAGCTTCTTCGGTATTCGACCGCCGCCTCGAAGTTCATCGTCATCGCAAAAGCACTTCAAATAAACAAAATCGGCGATATATACCACGGGGCGTTCGCCGTCTTGCTTTGGAACTAGCTCGAACGTCACCTGCTCGCGCAGATCTTTGATCAAGCCGGCGCGCTCCCAGGTGTGCAGCTCGATGGAGCGGTCATCCTCAGCCTTGGATGCGTGGCCGCCAGTGGGTCGTGAGTGCATCTTGGCGCCAGAGCCGCCGGTGCAGGCACGACACTTGGGGCGCTTTCGCTTGAGTTGCGCTGGGGCGAAATCGCTGGCCATCTTGATGTCTCCGCACTCCAGACAAAGAACCTTCTGTTCGTCTGGAGCGGGCAATGGCTCGAAAGTCATCTTTCGTCCGATAGCGCCTGGCGGCAGTAGCGGCAAGTCAAGTTCCATCCCGGTCGCCGTGTTGTTTTTCATATCAAAGACTAAATCTTCGAGCGAAAACCCTAAAGAGGACGATGGAGTCGCAGTCCCATGTGTGAAATCCGGTTTCTGATGAATTTTTGAGCCTTCAAGCTTCCCCATACCAGCCACTCCCATCCTTCCAACCAAAGCGGGGCGCAGAGCCAAACCCATCGCCTTCTTGTTGTGCCGCATTCAGAGCAGTGCCAGCTTTTCCATTCAGATCCAAGCTGAAACATCTCGTCAGGCGGAATCTTGTGCTCGTTGGCGCACATCAGAACCAGCTTGCGGCCGTTCAGGCCTGGGCGGCGACGGTGGCGTGTGTAGTCTGGCTTCAGGTTCTCCGGGCCGGTGACCGTGCTCACTGCTTCCACTTCACCGGCACCAGCTCTGCGAGTGCCTTCTGTTCGCGCATCAGAATTTCCATTGCGTATTCGGGAGTCGAGTGCATACCGGAAAGAAGGCCGCCAAGCCACTCGATGCCCTTCTTTCGCTGTTCTATCTGTTTCTGCGTTTCAGGGAATGTAGAGGCTTGCTTGTAGAGAGCTTGACCATCGGCGAGATTAGCACGGTACACCTGCCGAGAAAGAACTCCTTCAATGTTTTCCCTAGTCAGCAACGCGGCCTTTCCGTCGCCAGATAGTTGATGCCAGGAATCATCTGTCAAATTCGTAATGGTATTGGCCTCAATCCGCGTGGCGCGTAGCTGATTGCGCTCGGCAACCAGTTCTTTGACGGCCTGGATGTATTCAACGTTTAAGGGTTGGCCGAGCGCACACCAGAGTTCTTCTTTGTAATCGCTGAACTGGTCCAGCAAAGAATTCCTCTTGTCAATTGAGGTGTTCCAGTTCTCAAGAACCTCGTTGAGATTTGCTTCTAGTGAAACAACTCTCTCTCGGAGTTGGTTTTCCTCTGTGTCTCCCGCAAAGCGTGGTTTGAAAGTTTCAATCGTTCCGCCCATCAGCGTGCCTCTCCTTCAGCCCGTTCCCAGTTCTCCAGGCTCTCTGTAACCGCCAAGTTGACCAGACCAGACCGGCTGAGGCCGCGCTTGCGGGCTCGGGTGTCGATTCTGGTCAAAATGTCTGCCGCAAAACTCACACAGACCGTCTTCTTGGCAGAGCGGTGCGGGGCCTTGCGAGATTTTTTCGATGAGCTATCCAGGTCGATGTTCACAAACCAACCGTAGCTGTTTTTGAATAAGAAGTCAAGAAAAATAATCATTTCTATATTTTTCTTATTGACATTTTTTGTTTTTCGGTTATTCTAAGGTCAATTCAGGAGGTTTGCCATGAACGCCGTTGCCGAGCAAATGTCGCTGTTCACCGCCCCGCAGGTTGGGCGTGTGGCTGCTGCGCCGGAGCCGGAACTTGCGCAGGTAACCTTTGCAGAGATGGCCTACGCCTGGCTTCAGAAGCGCAAGGAAGCGCGGAGTGAGCGCGTTTGCCGCCGTTGCCACCGGCCCGAGTCGGAACTTGGGAATTTGAGCGATGGCGAGCCGTGTGTGATTGACGAGGTGACCGGCTACTGCTCGGCGCCTCATTGCCTGGCTGCTGCGGCTCGCACCTTCAAGGGGAAACTGGATATTGGGGGACGACGTGCTGCTAGTCTTTGATGGGGTCAAACCTCTTGAACCGCTCAGAGCCTGTGGATTACATTGCTCGGCTGACGCGATATATTGTCAGCAGTGCGTCGAAAGACCTTCTTGGGCCGTGATTGCTCAGTTGCTTGACGATGAGCGGCTGCCTGAAGGAAACTTTCCGTTGGTTGATGACGGTCTGGAGATTCTGTGAACAGTCAAAGTATCCTTGGTCTTCTTTTGAAGGCCCACGCACAAGTTGCCGCGCAGGCGCATGGCGAAGAGTTTATCCATCACAACACTTCAGCGATGTGCTGCTATGAAACAGCTCAAGCAAGCATTGAGTCTGCGATCTTCAGCGTTAACAATGCCGAGATCCACCAGTTTAGAAAACCAGTCAAGGAGGAACACATTGAAGAGCACCATCAACTATGAGCCACGTGGAGACAGAGTAGTCGTCCGTCGGCTGGAGCGTCCGGCACCAAAGCCGGGCGAAGTCATTGTTCCAGGGTCAATGCAAAAACAGCTTGACGAAGGTATCGTTGTGGCTGTCGGGCCGGGTTTGCGCAACCGGCTGACCTGGCTGATTGATCCGGTGGACCTTGAACCGGGTAACCATGTCTGCTTTGGTGACTTTGCTGGGTCAGAAATCGAAGTCGACGGCGAGAAGTTTCTGTCGATGCGCGATGAAGAGATCCATGGGCGTAGGCCGATCGGACCTCCGAAAGTTCCGCTTCCAATGGCGCTCATGTAACCAAGTTTGTGCAGCTTCGGATGATGCAATCAACATCATGCCAGTAGCTCAGTGGATAGAGCAAGTGACCAAAAAGGTTGATGCCTTGAGTAGTCACTAGGTCGAAGGTTTAATTCCTTCCTGGCCTGCACAATTTGCGCGGCTGCTCAAAATACCGAGGTCGCCGTCAACACGATGCGGGGTACAGAGTCATCATGTCCGCCTGCCGCGCAATTCATTGACCACCTCAATCACAGGAGAAAAACATGAAGCACATCTCACTTGTTGCACTTCTGGTTCTTGGCACGGCAATGGCCAGCGCCCAGAGTAAACCTGCTGTTAAACCTGCGCTCGCGCCGGCGGCCGCAGAAAAACCCAGCCATTCAGCCGGGGTTGTAAAGCCCGCCTTGCTGCCAAACGACAAAACTGCGGCGCCTGTTGTGCCGGATGCGCTCAAGTACCGCCTCCTGAAGGCGAAGGCCGCGGCGGCCGATGCCCAGCTCGAACTTGAGCACTCGAAGGTTTACAGAGACTTCTATGGTTCTGCCGAGTTGCAAAAGTCGCAGGCGCTCGGCAATACCTTCTCTTTGACTGTTCAGGAGCTGCAGAAGGTCTGCGGAACTGAGTATCAGATCAGCATGAGCGCCCAGGGTGACCCGGAATGTGTTGCCCGGCCCAAAGCGCCGCAGCCGCCCGCCGTCAAATCAAATAAGAAGTAGTGTCACGGCCGTAATTAGTCACTCAGAGGAATCATGGCAAAACGCATTCAGCGTAAGCGCACAAGGGGCTGGAAGGCTCCGGTTGGAGTGGTCAATGTGACGCGACCGGGCAAATGGGGAAACCCGTTCTCAGTTGCAGAGTATGGACGCGATCTAGCGATCATTAACTACCGCCATAGGATGCTCAATCTAAAACTGGTAAACCCATCAGCTTTCGATGAACTGCGCGGCAAAGATTTAATGTGCTTTTGCCCGCTCAATCAGCCGTGTCACGCGGATGTGCTACTCGAATTAGCAAACCAGCCATAGGCATCGTAGCAAAAAGCGATTTAGCATAAAACTCGAATTTGAAAGGCATGTATGTCCAAACAAACACTTTCTGGAGACAAGGCGCGCGCGGCACTGCTGCGCGGCGTCGATTCCGTTGTCGATCCCGTAAAGGTCACTCTCGGCCCACGTGGGCGCAACGTTATGTTGGACCGTCCAGGGCAGCCGCTGGCCACCCGTGACGGCGTAACCGTGGCAAAGGAAGTATCAGACCTTCCTGACCCATTTGAAAACATGGGCGCAGCCTATGCGCGCGAGGTTGCCGACGCTGCGGTGACCGAGGCCGGAGACGGTACAACCACCGCCTCTGTAATCCTTCAGGCAATCGTCACCGAGGGCATGAAGCTGGTTTCCGCTGGGGCCGAGCCGCTGCTGCTGGCTGACGGCATCCAGGCGGCAGCCGACGCTTGCGCCGCGACCATCAAAGCGTCAGCCATCAAGGCCACGCCGGAGCTGGTCAAACAGGTTGCCATCATCTCCACCCATGGGGATGTGGAGCTGGGTTCGCTGATTGCTGAGGCCACGCTGAAAGTCGGCGAACGAGGCGTGGTGGAGCTGAACGAGAGCCGCGACCACACAACGACTGTCGAATACCTTGAGGGCTTCTACTTCGAACGGGGATGGCGCGCCGCAAACGGAGCGAATGAATACTTCGTCAACGACTCCACGGGACAACGGTGTGTGCTAAATAATCCATACATCCTGCTTTCCGAACGCGTTATTGTTGGCGGGCAGAATATCGCAGGAGATCATATCTTCGGAATTCTGCAGAAGTGCATCATAGCCCGTCGTCCGCTGCTAATCGTGGCAGAGGATCTTACCGGCGATGCGCTCAATTTGTTTGTAACTCAAATTGCTCGCGGGACTATTCCCGGCGGGTGTTTCGTCAAGCTGCCAGGCTACGGCGAATCACGCACGGCCGCGCTGCTTGACCTCCAGATTGCGATCGGTGCCAAGCGTGTCCACTCGCAGACTTCGACGCGGGTTGACGACCAGCTCTCCAGCTTCACGCTTGACGATCTCGGAAGTTGCAAACAGGCCATCATCTCGCCAACGCGGACTGTTCTGGTTGAGGGAGGTTTCGAGGAAGAAAAGAAGACTGAGCGCATCCGCCAGTTGATTCAGCAGTCGACGGACGCGACGAATCCCTACGAAAAGGAGCAGCTTGACCATCGCATCGCCCGGCTGACCGGTGGTGTGGCCGTGCTGCGCGTGGGGGCATACTCTGAGCCCGCCATGATCGAGAAGAAGGCCCGTGCCGAGGATGCGGTTCATGCTTGCCGTGGGGCGCTTGAGGCTGGCGTGGTACCTGGCGGCGGCGTGGCGCTGCTGCGCGCGTCAAAACACAACTCGCCATTTTTCGAGAAAATTACCACAGATGGCGTCCGCCAGGGGGCGCAGATTCTCTTGAACGCAATCCGCGAACCTGCAACTCAGATCGTCCGAAATGCTGGGCGAAAAGATGCAGCGGAGATCGTAAGTGCCATCTTGCGCCAACCTGATTCACACGGCTATGATGCAGCCCACGGAACTTTTGGAGATATGTACGCGGCTGGCGTTGTTGACCCTGCCAAGGTTGCTCTGATTGCGCTGGAAAAGTCTGCTTCCATTGGTGCTTTGTTGCTCACCACAGAAGTGCTCGTCAGCGACATTCCAGAGCCAAAGCAGGCGGCTCCATCCAACATCCCAGCTATCTACCGGGGGTAGTTCAGTGCGGTTCTTACGGCTCTTGGCGTCGTTTCTGCTTATGATCTACGGCCTGTATGTGCTTCAACCAGAGGCGCATGGTCCGCAGTTGTATTTCGGAACGGCGCTTATGGGGGCCGCGTATCTTCTCGTTTTCCAACCAAAGAAATGAGGCGTCACAATGTCTGATTTTCCACGAGCTGATCTTGTCACAATATGCCGAGGAGCTGCAATGGAACTCTTTCAGGCCGCTCTCGCCCAGGTCAACAATAACATCAAAGACCCAAACACCAGTGCGGGCAAAAAGCGCAAGATCATCCTGTCGTTTGAGTTTGCCCCGTCCCTTGACCGTTCCGGTGGAACCGCGACGGTGAAGGTCGAAACCAAGCTCTCCAGCCACCAGGGAGTTGATGGGTCGTTCTATCTTCGGAAGAATGGACCGACCATTGAAGCCTTCACTCAAGATGACCGCCAGATGGGGATGTTTGACGGCAAGGGTGAAGCTGAGTCCGTCGAAGATGCTTCCGAAGTCAAGTAACTCGTTTGACATCGCACCAACAACCGTCTGTATCTACAGACAGAATGAGAGTTTGTAATGGATGCACCTACGATTCAAAAGATTGTTGAATTGGCTGCTCCTACCAAGTTTGAGTTGGATGGCCTGGCTTACACAGACAAGCGCCTTACACTTGTCAAGCCTCCAGTTGCCGAGGCCTTTAGTGTCGGCACGTTGGATGGATTTGTAAACATGCTCGAAGCTGGGATCGACAGCTTTGACGCAAAAGATTTTGTGATCCATGTTGTGGACCATGAAGAAGTTAGGCTTTCCAAGCGCGAGGCGGATGTATACGGAGATCGGATTGCAGCGCTTGTCGCCAAGCCTACGGAAGGGATTACTGACTTTCCTTATTTCAACGCATGGGGGGCGCAGGAAGACTTTATCATTGGCCTTCAGTCACACTTCCAGGACTCCGAAGACCTCAAGAAGCTTCTTGATCTTGCCAGCCACATCGATCTGAAGGAGTCGGTGAAGCTCGCAGACACTGGAGTCAGTCAGGAAGTAACAGCGCAGAAGGGTGTTGCGTTCAGGGAGCAAGTCGAAGTCAAGGCGCGTCTCAGCCTGAAGCCGTTCCGCACCTTCCGTGAACTTGACCAGCCGGCCAGTGACTTCATCTTCCGAGTCAAGAATGGCGGAGGATTTGCCCTTTTCGAAGCTGACGGTGGTGCGTGGAAGATTGCGGCCATCAACGCCATTGCGACCTGGCTGAAGAACAGATTGCACACCTCTGAGGTCGAGCAATTGGATACGTTGCCTATCATCAGCTAACAACCGGGAGAATCAAATTGAGACCGAAAAAGGTTCTGCTGTGCGTCTCTTCAGACGCACAGCAGCTTTCCATTTTATCTTTTATGCTGTCCACTAACGGCTACAAGGTTGAAGCGTGTGACTCGTCAGCCAAGGCGCTTCTGTTTGCACAAACGCATAATTTTCGCGTTTTGATTGCAAGTCAGAAACTCGACAGCTTGACAGGAGACGACCTAGCGCGACTCATTAACCCATTGTCCCCTTGGTCGCGTGCAATAATCATCTGCAAGCCTGGGGAGATACCAGACGATCATTTCACGGACGAATGGATGGTTGAACCGTGCATAACAAGTGAGCTTTTAGAGCGTGTGTATTTTATGTGTAAGCGAAAGCGCGGACCTCACAAGAAGCTATCTCTTGCCGGGAGTGTTCAAGTTCCGGCCTAACCTGATGCCCTTTCCTTTTTTTCGCTCGTCCGCCAGGATGGCCTGCTCACGGTTCCAGGCTATTCTGGCGAGCGTGGTTTCATCTACACCCTCCTTGCGCTTCTCTTCTATCTCCTGCTGCAGAGCGGTGCGCGCCGGCATCTCGCTATTCTGGCGCCACGTATTCCAGGCATAAGAGCAATTGTGGACTAGGACCCCCTCAGCAAAAAATTCCTCACATCCGTCAACTGTCAGGTTGTAGACTCTTCCTTTCTCTCCAGTAGAAAGACTTATTACATGCACGGGAACAGCATCTCTGTTTTGAATATTTGTTAACTCGAAAAATTGATCCACAATACGCGCAGATGCGATCCTGATCGTCGATTTTAGAATCACGCCGATACTTTGAACTGCACTTACCAGAACAGAACCTGTTAGTTCCTGTGTCGTGAGACTTGAATTCTTCTCCACAGCATAAGCATTTGAATTTTTTGAGAGTAGGATGTTTCCAGTATTTCTTTGCGCGCTTGCTATGCCATATTTTCCCCTTCTCACTCCCATGCCAAGCGATCGCAGCCTTCCGGATAACTCTGATATGTTCTCTAGCCCATGCAATTCCTTCCGGGGTGCTAAGTCGCCTGACGACATGGTTGCGACTATGCTCTGCCTTTGTGACAAGTTCGTAGTTGTTTGGATCATTGTTCGACGGATCATTGTCTTTGTGGTGGACCACCATTCCTTCGGGAATAGCACCAAAAACATCTTTGTAAATCTCTCGATGAAGGTCGTCAATGTTGTTTTTTCTGTCTGCGGCTCCTGGAGAGAAATAGGAACGATGATTCCAGTGCTTAGAATTTGGGTAACGCCTGAATGTGATTCCTTTGTATGTGACAATTTCAACGATTTGCATGGAAAAATCTTATCACCGTACTTTAGTTCATTCAAGCGAACAAAGCCTTTTTTCTCCACAAATACGGGATGGTTTTTAGTGCCGATAAGCTTTTTCCCATCAGAAAAGGTAGCTACTACGACTTCAGCGTTTTGTTGAGTTATTCCACCCCATAGAACCCGCCTCCATCCCTGTCTGGTAAGGACCAGATCGCCAACATGAACTTCTTCGATCGGGAAATCACCGTTGATGGTTCTGACACGCGTTCCCTCAGCCAAACACTCGTCGTAGCAATCGTCTTCCCACGCTCCATGAATTTTCTTGATGGCCTTTCGGTCATCCACAATTCTGCTGCTTACCGCTCTGTAGGTCAGCGGCAGATCCGATGAATCTCTAGTCAGCGTCAAAGATCCGCTTGACAGGCCGTTGTAAAGAACTTGGGCATTTCCCTCTGGATCATGCGCGGCCTTCATTGAGGCCACACCATGCGCGCTAAACACATCCGACATCACGTCGTAGATGCTCTGGCCTGTGCCGCGGTGTTGGTCCATCGCCTCATCCATTACACAGAAGCTCATCCGGGGCGGCTCCGGGTCACGGGTCTTCAATTTCTTTAGCCAATTCGTTTGTGGCTTCTGGAATGGATAGTCTGTGGCGTCGAAGCCATTTTTGCAGATGTTGAGTGCAAACTTCTTTGCCGGCATCTTGCGCTCGATGCGCTCGCGAGTCTTGAAGACTCGGCCGTTCGGCGCCACAGCGTACAGACCGGCAGCGGCGGCCGAGTTGCCGTAGCCATAGTCGATGGCCATGTAGTGCTGCCACCACCAGGAATCGCCGATCGAGGCGTAAGGAACAACGTCGTCCGGGCGCATGAAGTCGAAATACAGGCCTGCGGCGTTGCACCAGCACCCGTACAGGAGCTGCTGCTGTAGGGCTTTCGACTGGCTCATCAGGCCAGTCAGCTTCTCGCGGCCATAGAAGGGGTTGTCGGCAAGAAAGAACGGGATGAATGATGTGGTCTTGTAGACCGGAGAGTCGTCCGTCCAGCACGCGCCGCGGTAGATGCGGCCAGGGTAGACGCTGGTCTCGTAGGGACGGTCGTCGGCGTAGGTGGCCGGGCTGTGAATTGGGCAGCGGTTGCGCAGGAAGACTTTCATCTGCCATCCATGGCCGATGCCGCCAGGGTTGCTTGTGAAGCGCCCACGGACAAATAGCCCGGAGTCGACTGGGGCCGCCAGCCAGCCGATCATGAACTTGATGCGGTGCTCCGGGTGCTGGCCAGTCTCGTCGATTCCGAGGTAGCTGTACGGGTTTCCCTGATAGCGATCCAGATCCTTGTCCTTAGCCAGGTAGCCGGGCCGAATCGTGGCGCCGCTCGGAAACAGCCAATGCTTGAACCGACTGACCCAGCGGCCGCAATAGGGCCGCGGCTCGTACATCTTCTGCTGAATATCTTCCAGCTCCTGCATCTCCTGAAAGCTGCGGCGAATCAGCAGAGCCCGCAGTCGGGGGTTTTTGTACTCCTGAACTGCATCTGCTGCAAGGACTTGGGTTTTTCCGCCACCTGACGCGCCTCCGCCCATCAGCAATTCAGCGCGTGAATTGAGAAAGGCCTGCTGGCCGGCGTTGGCAGGCCACCAGACCGGATCGGAACCTTCTGGAGGAAGCTCAAGCGGTGGAAACCACTTGCCCATGGACGGGATTGAAATAGGGCTGGCGCTCATCCCAGATCCACCGTGATGACTTTGTTGCGGGAAGTCTGTACGGGGGCGGCAAGGGATTCAAGCGGCTCACCGATTGCTGGTAGGACGACTGCCTTTGAAGCGTCTTGGTTCTTCTCTGGAACTAAGTCGAAAACTTGGTTGTTATCGGCTGGCCTTTCAATGGGTTCATCGGCGGGCTTCTCGGCGCGTAGACGGGCAAAGACGGCCGTATAGATTCCCGCTCCCTTGCTGGCTGTGCTGTCGTTGTCTCCGGGGGCGACGCGGCGAGTATTGCCTTGCTCGAGAATACCCTTGATAACGAATGCGGCTTGGATGGCGGCCAGCTTCTGTTGCGGATGTATGTTTTGATCGAGTCCGACTGCCATGCGCATCAACTGATCTTCGAGAACCGTCTCGTCAATCCTTTGCAGCGGGGCGCTGACCACGGCCGCCAGCTCATTCTGCGCGGCTTTCTTTTCTTCCTCGGCCTTGCGGGCGTCCTGCTCGAGCTTTGTCGTGACCTGAAGAACCGCATCACCCACCAGCTCTTGGCGGCGCTGCTCATCCCAAACCGGCTGCATCTGACGCTTGATCTCGTTCTGCACCCGTTTCTTGGCCAGAAAGAGTTTTGCAGTTCCCACCTTCAGCTTTGCCCGGCGCTCCGCGTACGCAATCTTGTCCTCGACCGCGCCCTCTTTCACGTAGAAGCGGATGAATCGCTTCTCGTCAGTGGTCAGGCTGCTGGTCCCCCTTTTCTGAGTGGTCTTACTGGGCATTGCGGGCGCTCCGGGCGGTGCGGCTACTGTCCTATCTTATCAAAGCTATTGTGGACCAACCATGATTCCATTGTCTTTAAGCCGCGCTTCCAGTTCGTTCATGGCATCGATCCCCTTGTCCTTGGCGGTTGCTTCGAGTGAGCGCGAGGCTTTCTCTGTGATTACGTCCTTCAGTTCCGCCCTCTCTCCTGCGCCTGCCTTGTTCCAGATCGACATCGCGTCATCCATGCTGAGGTGTGAAACGTCGTATTGAAACTCGGTCATTCCGGCCCGGCGAATGATTGTTGAGGCGGCGCGCGAACTCATCTTTCCATTGGCAACCTTGTCGCGTATGTCGTCCACCATCTTCTGTGCTGGTTCTGGCCATGCGCTCGGGTTTTCTCCGATTGCACCAGCGTCCCGCAGTTTCTTGACCTCCTGAACGTTGGCGCGGGCTTCGTCCATCTTCTCTTCGGTTCCAGGACGATCTGGAATATCTGAAAGCCGCAGCTTGTGCGCTTCCTGCTCGAGTGGCGAACGATAATTTCCAAGCTGAAGACCGGCGCTCGTAAAGAGGGAATCGACCCAGCCCTCGTCAGAAGTGGTGAAGAGCTTTTGCACTTGGATGGGAGCCATCTGTTTCAGGTAATTTTTGGCAAAGTTCATCTTGCTCTCTTGGCGACCTAAGTTGTCGCGGCCGGTCAAGAACTCAATCGCCGGGCGCAGCGTTGCGGGGTTCAGGCGGTTGTATGCCCAGGTTACAGGGTTCTTGATAAGCTCCATCATGTCTCCCTGAACCATCCGGAGGCCGATATGCTTGTCACCCAAGACGCCCCAGCTCTTGGGGGTCACCACAACCAGTGCATCTTGCCAATCCCAGTGGGCGCCCTTCGCTCCCTGATCGCGGTTGATGACGGCATTGGTGATTCGGCAGATGCCATACATCACCAACGCCCCGCGCAGGAGTGCCGCAAGCTGTTCGGTGTGGAGTGGTGGGGGTGTCTGTGTACTCTTGAACGGCTTGGACGCGACACGGGCCGCCAGACGTGGAATCTCGCCAATCCCCTGAGCCGCAAACTGAATGCGGGCCTTTGTAAAGTCGGGGCTGAAAAGCAGCAGATGCTCGATTGCCTGGTAGGTTTTGTTGTTCATCCGATTCAACTGCTCGAAGAACGCGGGATCGAGTCCGCCAAACGCGGCGTTCGCCTGCTGCGCGGTCAGCAAGTGAATCTCGTCACGGGTCATGGTTGCGGCCTTGCCATCCTTGGCCCCTCCGAAACGCTCCATGTTCCTTGCGAAGGCGTGCTTGTACATCTCCGCTTTCAGCCGCGGGATGTAGTCACGAAAGAGGTAGCGGTGATACGTGCCCATGCCGGGCAGAGTGCTCAGAACGCCCGTCGTGTCGATGTTCAGAAGATTCAATCCATGGGCCACGC